CGCGGCTCCGAGCGCGGCGGCTGCACACGGTCCTCGCCTTGACTACGACCCGTCAACGCTGGCGGCAAAGGGGCTGCTGATTGAGGAGCAGAGGACAAATCTGCTGACATACAGCGAGCAGTTTAATGACGCCGTTTATGTAAAAGTAGCAACGACTGTAACCGCAAACGCAACAACAGCTCCTGATGGAACAGCTACTGCTGACAAAATTATATCTGATGCAACAAATGTGCAGCATTCTATTGGTCCTTCAGTTACGTTTGCTAGTAACACAACGTATTCTTTGTCTGTATTTGCAAAGGCTGCGGAACGGTCTTCGTTTGCCTTTGGACCTCGCGGTAACGGCAAGCCTATAACAACGACATTCAACCTAAGCACGCTAAGTTTCTCTGGAGACGTTTCCACTGGTGGAACGATTGTTAGCAAATCATACCAGCTTCTCCCAAATGGCTGGATCAGAGTTGTGCTGGTGTTCACTACTGATAACAGTGGAACAGTACCTAGTAATGTTAATTTCTCCGATACGAATTTTGCCGTAGTGGCGGGTAACGGGGTAGATGGGATTTTTCTTTGGGGCGCACAGCTTGAAGCAGGTCCCTTCGCCACCTCCTACATCCCCACGGCTGCTGCGTCCGTCACCCGCAACGCCGATGTGGCGTTCGTGGCAACGAGCCAGTTTCCGTATAGCGCGACTGAGGGGACGTTGGTGGCAAACGTCTCGTTGATAGCCATTAAAAGTACCGTCCAAATGTACGCTGAACTCGGGGATGGAACATTTAATAACCGAATGGGAATTTACTCTGCGTCAACTACGGCTGAAGCAATAATTGACACGGTAGGTTCTCGTCAGGCGACACTTTCCATCGGGTCTGTTACAAGTGGTTCTGCTATAAAATCTGCACTGGCATACAAACTTAACGACATTGCGGCGTGCCTGAACGGTGGCTCTGTTTCATCTGACACGAGCGCCTTAATTCCAATTGTCAATGTATTGGCTATAGGAAGTCAAACCGCAAGATTTGCTGATATCAACGGCCACATCCGCCAGATCACCTACATCCCGCGCCGCCTGACCAACGCAGAACTTCAAGCGAGGACAGCATGATGAGCAATGACCTGATGTACCGCGCCACCGACGAAGCTACATGGGACGCATGGGCTGCCATCGTCAGCCTCACCTATGATGACCGTCCCAACGGCTGCTACATTGACGAAATCGGCCCCGTGGTTATCACTCCGGCTGTTGTTGATCCCGACGGCACGATCATCACGCCCGCCGTCATGGACAACCGCTACCATGTCAACGTGCGCCTGACACAGATCGCAGGGCCGCTTCCTGATCCGCTGCCAGAAGACTACGTTCCGCAGGGCCATGATCCCGCTGTGCTGGCCCAAGGTGACCCCGGCGTTGAATGGCTTGACCCGGCGACTGTCGAGCATCCGTGCCGCATCTGGGCTGGCGGGATGAATTACTACATGCCAATCGCATCGGAGCAATCAAATGAAGGTTAAACTCATCCGCCAGTTCTCTTGTGCGCCAGAAGGCCACACGGTTGTGCGATTCGATGCTGGCTCGATCCTCGAAGGCAACCTTGCCGTCTTGGCGATGGACGAAGGTGCTGCTATTGAAGTGGCAGAGATGCCGCCGCTCGAAACCAAAATCGAGACGCCAAAGAAGAAAGCCAGGAAAGGTTAATCCATGAGCCTTCGCGCCGCCGTTCCGCTTTATCAGTTCCGGGGCTCCGTTCTTACTTCTGCCCCTGCATCCGAGCCGGTAACGGCTACGGAACTCCGCACGCATCTCCGCACTGACAGCACGGAACTTCCAGACGCGGAGGCCAATACGCTCATCACGGATGCTCGAACCGAGATCGAGAACATGACCGGCCTTGCGTTCATCACGCAGTCATGGCGGCTATCGCTTGATCGCTGGCCCGCTGGTGGCGAGGCGTGGTGGGATGGCGTGCGTGAGATGTCGATCACAGAACTGGCGCGCACCAGCACCATTCAAAGCCTTGCTATTCCGCGATGGCCTCTTCAATCGATCACATCGGTCACTGTCTACGATGAAGGCAGCAATGCAACGGCCATCACGGTTGCCAACGTCTTCGACATTGACATATATCAGACGCCTGGAAGGTTGACGCTCAAGCGAGGCCAGACTTGGCCGGTTGCTCTGCGCGCCAATGACGCCATTCAGATCATCTATGTGTCTGGATTCGCCAATGCAGCGGCAGTGCCGTCTCCGATGAAGCGTGCCGTCAAGCAGCTTGCGGCTTTCCTCTACAGCAACCGTGGCGACGACTGCGATGCAAGTGATGCCTATGACGCATCCGGCGCTTCGGTCATTATGGCTCAATATAAGGCCATGAAGATATGACCTATCCCAGCAGTCTCGACATTGCGCGCGGGCTGGCTTCTGGTTGTCGGTCATTCAACAAGTTTGGCCGAAATACATCTGTCGGTTCCAGCTTCGTGCCTGTATCTCGCTCTGGCTTCTATCGCACGCCCCAAGCAAATGCCCATGTTCATCTCCGCATCAAGGCCGGTGGCAATGCCAACGACACGGCCAACGGTTCCGGGGCGAGAGAAATTGTTTTAATCGGCATTGATGAGTTCGGTGACTATACCACCCAGGCGCTGGCAACAGCAGGTGCATCCGCAAGCGCGCAAACATCGAAGTCATTCATCCGCCTGTTTGATGTCTATGTGTCCAAGTCTGGAACATATTCCACGCAGACCGCTAGATCGCACGCCGGGACGATAACCATTGAGAATGCCGCAGGAGGAGAGGACTGGGCAGTTATTGTCGATGGTACGCTAGGACGCGGAAAGACAGAGATGGCTGTCTACACTACTCCGCGTGACCGGAGTGCGGCACTCCGCAACGTGACCATCTCAAGCGATTCCGACAAGAAGGCCAACATCGTTCTCTACAAGCGAGAGAATATCTTGGAAGTAGCAGCACCATATACCTCGATGCTGCTCGTGACCGAGTATCCGCAAAGTGCCGGACTTCTCGACGTTGTTTTCGATCCGCCGCTCTACTTCCCGCCGCTGTGCGACTTTGGCTTCCTCGCCAATGTATCGGCCAGCACCGTCGATGTCTCCGTCAACATGGACATTATAGAGTTTACCACCCGATGATGAAATGTTGCGACATGAATTCCGGCAAGCTGAAAGAGCCGGTGACGTTCCAGCGCCGCACCTTGACCAGTGATGGTGCAGGAGGCCAGACGGAATCCTGGGCTACCGTTTCCGGCGCACCGACCCGCGCCTATGTGGTGCCGGTTGGCGGCTCAGAGCGATTTGCCCATGACCGCACCGAGGCAACCGTTCGGTTGCGCCTTGTGGTTCGATACACTTCAACATTGCTGGATTCCGACCGGGTGCAGATCAGAAACAAGATTCACAACATCCGGTTCCTCGATAACATGGAGTTCGCGAACAAGTGGCTTCAGATCGACGTTGATGGCGGGGTCGCGGCCTGATGGCGTATCCTGATGTCAAGGTCGAGATCAAGGGCTTGAAAGAGGTCAACGCGGCCTTGCAAGCCTATGGGAAAGACCTTGGCAGATCATTGGAACTGATTGTCAAAGCAACCGCACAAAACGCTCTCAGAGACGTTAGAAATGCTATTGAGAATCCGCCGAAAACAGGGCGGATTTATTACAAGGGAAAAAACAGAGACATCAAGCATCAGGCGTCAAAAGAAGGCGAAGCCCCGGCCACTGATGGAGGCGCTTTGCTGACATCAACCTACATTGAAAACCGAGGCAAATATGGACGCGCAATCGGAAGCCGGTTGCCATATGCCTATCACCTTGAGTTCGGCACATTCAAGATGGGCAAACGTCCCGCTTGGATACCTGCTGTTGAACGAGCGATTCCACGGATGCTAGAACTGGTTAACATTGCAATCGCCAAGGCCAAAGCACGCGCGGAGAAGACAACGAAATGAAATCCGATGACCTCCAGACGGCAGTGTACAACCGACTTAACGATAGCGCCGTGACAAGCCTTCTCAGCACATACTACAGCCCGCTCGTGGCGATCTTCACCGATGTCCCACAGGCGGCTGACAGTGAATTGGAATCGGCCTTCCCGTTCATCACCATCGGGGCTGACACAATCAATCCTTTCGACAGCAAGGATGATCTTGGCGGATCGGCCATCGTTCAGATCGACGTATGGGACCGTGCCGCATCCATGCTCGATCTGAAGACCGTAGTTGATGCCGTCGATGGCAGGATGCGCCGCCAGCCGCTTTCTATTGCGGGCGTCACGCATATCACCACCGAACTCGACTCTTGCAATTTCTCGCGCGATCCTGATGGCAAGACCAAGCGCGGCCTCATCTTGTACCGTGTATTGTGGATTGCATAGTTTCCGTGATATAATCACGGCCAAAGAAGAGGTTCTTGCATGGCTATTTCTGGCCGATCAGTTCGCATAAGCCGCAACGGCTCCAACATCGTGGGCGCTCGTGCTGACAGCGTGACGATCAATAATGAGCCGCTCGACATCACTGACAAGGATGATGCTGGTTGGCGCACCATGCTGACCGATGTCGGCTTGCGCTCTGTCTCTTGCGAGATCGAAGGCGTGCTCAAGGATACCGTCCTCTTGGCGGATTCCGTCGGCACGGCCACCACGGCGCTACTCAAGGAGTGCGTGGTCACGATAAGCGGCATCGGCACCTTGACCGGCGACTTCATGCTCCAGGGCCTTCAGATCGGCGCGGAACAGGCTGATGTTGTAACCTTCACTGCCACTCTTGAGAGCGGCGAGAACATGACGGCCACCATCGGCCCCTACAACACCGTTCTCCCGGCGATCACCGGCACACTCTCCGGAACCAACGTCCAGACCACTACCAACGGCACATGGGCTGGCGATGCTACGATCACCTTCGCCCGTCAGTGGCAGCGTGGCAATGTTGCCGATCCCAATGACCCGTCATGGGCCAACATCGCTTCTGCAACCAACCTTACATACACACTCACAGGCTCCGACACCGGAAAGTATATTCGGTGCCGTGTAACCGCCACCAATAGCGTAGGGTCTACGGTGGCATTCTCTAACATTCGTGGACCCGTGACCTAAGAAAGGAACTAGAACATGCCCGCAATCGCTGGACGCAAAGTCCGTATCAAGCGCGGTTCGACTGCCGTGGCTGGCGCTCGTGCCGATAGCTTCACCATCAACAACGAGCCGATTGACATCACTGAAAAGGATGACAACGGTTGGCTTC